AGCAAGCGCAGCGTTCGGACCGAGCAAGTCGATCTCAGCCTTCGCCTCCTGCAGCATCTCGAAGTTCGCGGCGGCCATGTCGCCGGTTGGGAGAATCTCGATCTCGTCTTTGTCCGCGAAAAATGCCCCGTCAGGCTTCGCCATCTCACGCTTGAGCGCTGACGCCTCACCTTGGAAGCTGCGATCGAAACGCATCTGCCGCGAGTTGATGAGGTGCAACCCCTTCGAGCGACGCTTGTTCACCTCGTCCTGCGGTGAGATCATCGCCCGGACTTCGCCGTACCTGTTGTTGTCGCGGTCCACATAAGCCGAGATCGCCTTGATCGGGCACTCGGGCTCGCCATCGACGTCCAAGTATGGCGAAACGGCCGGATCAACCAGAAAGCCGGCCTTGGTATAGGTGCAATACACCCACTGCCCGCCCTCGAGATAATACTCCTCATTCACCCGAACGCGCTTGCGACTGTAATCAGCCCAAAGATTCCACTTCGGCCGATCGTCATAGGTCTCTGTGTCGCGCGCCTGCATCCAGGTGGACTCGATCACCTCCTCTCGGCCAGGGTATTTGCGTTTCGCCTCGGAGACATCCATCCACGTGACGATGCCCATGTAGCCCGCATCGGAGAAATCGACGCGGCGCGAATAGGGGTCGTAATAGAACCGATCCCACGGAATGCGGGTGATCGCCGGGTCGATGCCATCGCGGGTCTGCTGAGCCCCCACCATGAGCACGCCAGTGCCCTCGACAATGATGTCCTCGAATCCCTCGGACCGCTTGGCATCCCAGTTCTGGTCGTCACAGACATAGCGCAGCGCGTCAGTCGCGGCCTGCGACGATCCCTCGTCATTCGGCGTGCGCGGGAACGCCTTGGGATCCTTCCGGGTCTGCGACTCCATGCCCTTGAGGTAATTGACCTTGCGCTGGATGCGGTTGAACGTGACGACGGGCTGCCCGCGCTTCTTCAGCGCCTCCGCCTCGGTGTCCGTCCACTGCTTGCCGTCATAATAATCACGGTCACGCTCGGACTTCTCGCGAGCGGAGCGGGCCGCCTCCTCTGCTTCCTCGAAGCGGCGGACCATAGAGGATACGTCATGGGTCAGGCTGTCTTCCAACTCGACCCCTCCTCTTCGCCTTTGAATACCCTGTCCCAGCGGTCGCGGGGCTTCTTCGGGGCTTCGTCCTTCGGCTTGTAGCCAGAGCGCCGAAGCTCCTCCAACGCGTACCGGAGCGCGTCGATCGTGTGGTTGTTCTTGTCTTCCAGCAGCGGGAGGATTTCGCCCGTCTGTGGATCGGTCTTGTAGCTGTAGAGCGTCAGTTCATCGGCCACATGCTTGCAACGCGGATGAACGATGATGTCGAATGAACGCAGGAACTCAATGCCGTCCTCGATCGACCCAGGCCCCTTGATCGCCTCGGTGATCAGAAACCCTTTCCGCTTCATGTAGCTGACCGTCTCAGGCCGCGCGCTGTCCGCCCTGATCAGCCACTTCCGCGCGCCCGGTATCTTCTCGAACAGCGCCGGCGTGTGGTCGATCTCGCAACCGATCTCCCATGCCACATGGTCGACGTAGAGATTACGCCCCTCGATAAAGCACCGAACCAGAACCGTGGGATCGATCGCGAACCCCCAGTCCGCCCCGAACCGCAGGACCGCGTCCTTCGGCGTGTCGAACTCCTCAACCCTCCAGTTGCGAAACACCCGCGCATGGCTGTTGAGCGAATAATGTCCCTGCCAGACGTGCAGGAACTTGTCGGGATCGCGGCGGCGGTCGTCCTCCATGTCCGCCTTGAGTTCGGCCGGCAGCCACGGATTTGCGTCCCAGTTCACCTCGACCACAACAGCATTGGTCGGCGGGTGCTCACCTCTCAACAATGCGTCAACGGGGTCGGTCGGCTTGTTCGGGTTCCAGCTAAACCACAGTTCCGAGCCAGGCTTTCGGATTGTCGGCCGCAGCAAGTCTAACGAGCGCTGGCTAAGCGACTGGGCCTCCTCAACCCAAGCCACATCGAACCCCTCAAGCGACTTGATCGAGTCAGCCGTGTGGTTCTGCATCCCCTGGAAGATAATGACACCGCCACCCGGCGTCCTGATCTCCGCTTCCAGTATCTCAAAGCGCTCCGAAAGCCCCTTGGAGCGTATCTTATCCTCAACCAGCAGCTTGACGCTGTTCTTGAGCGACTTCTGAACTTCACGAAGGCAGGCGGCGCGGAAGCCGAGCTGCGAATTAGCCCGTGCTATCAACTTCTCGGCAAAGAAGTGTGATTTACCCGATCCACGCCCGCCATGCGCGCCTTTGTAGCGAGCAGGCCGGAGCAGTGGCGCGAAGCTACGCCCCGCCTGAAGATGGAGTGTCAACGATCGTCCACTCCGCCGCTTCAGCCTTTACGGCAACCGGGCCGCCATCCTTGCCGGTCAGCTCCGTGCCCTTGATCTCACGCCAATCAAGAGGGAAGCGAGCCGCCATCGAGCGCGACCACATTGCGGACTGGAATCCACTCGTTTCAAGGTTATCGCGCCCCTTGCGCTCCCACCAAACCTGAGCCGCCTCCCTGGCGCGCGTAAAGGCTTCCAAGAACTCAGGGTGTTCGGCGGGCCAGTTGGTTTCTAGCGTGTTCCGGCTCACGCCGATCTCGTACGCCATTTCTACGACCGACGCGCCTTGCTGGCCCAGCTCAATCACACGCTCGCAATATGCGGAATCATATGAACTCGGCCGGCCCATGATCGTTACGCCGTGACCCCAGCGACCTTGAACCCGGGCATCGCCTCAAAGTCAGTGCTGTCGCCGACAGCAAGATACTCGCCGAATGTGGCGCTCGCAGTTGGATTTGAGCCATAGGCAACGCGATCAGCGGCGGTCGTGCATTTGACACGGACGATGCCTGCACCGCTTGGTGTTGCACCAGACTGTGCGGACGTGCCGCTGGTTGAGCGCGTCTCGGATGAAATGAGCGCGCCGAGCGCCTGTGTGCCCCTCTTGGCGCGTCCGGTCCAATAGCTGATCTCAAGAGCCATTCATGGTCTCCGGTCTATCCCCGCCACTCATGCCCCACGATGTCAGGGGGGAGTGAGCATCTTCCGGTCTATGGTGGCGGGGTCGCGCTGGTGGCGCGAAAGAAAGCCCGCAACCGTCTCCGGCGCGGGCGCAAATATAACCAGTAGCGATTTGATACGTTATGCCCGCGCATTCGTCAATAACTCAATCGCTCGCGGAGCGCGATCATGTCGGCGACCATGCAGACGACCAAACGGGCGTGCGTGGATGCCGACCGGGTATCGCTGACGAGGTTGCTTCCGATCCTGCCTGCCGCCTCGCCGTGTCGGCATACATTCTCAAAGATATACCAGTAGGGCTTCGGGAAGCCGCCCTCAATGCGCTTGATGTCGATCCGGGCGTCGATCGAGCGGGGATCGTCTCGCGTCTCCCCGCAGCTTACCCGGTCAAGATTAGCGACGACGTTCGGCAAGTGGAAGGCGAGCCTCCAAAGCCGCTGGCAATGCAGGATCGCGGCCTGCTGGCTTTCGGTGAGCTGGCCTGACTTGATCCAGCGCGTGAGCGCGGTGCCGCCACGGTTGACCATCGCGAGGCGGGCATCGCCATACTCGCCGGCCTGCACGTAATCCCCATGTCTCGCCGCGAACTTGTTTACCAGCGGCTCAATGGGAGCCACAGCCTTCGGTTTGTTCTTAGCTTTCGCCCCCCTCGCCATTCCTCAGTCCTCCGCTAGAGCTTGGTCGATCATGGCTTGCCAATCGCGGACGAGTTCGGCCGCAGCTATCATGCCGTCGCGTTGGCGCTCTGGCGCGAGCGGCGGCATTCCATCGACAACAGCCTTGCCGTACTGGATCTGCTCGGCGGATATATCCGTCTGGACCAGTGTTGCCCTGACCATCGCCTCAGTGGGCTCGCGGAGAGCCTGGAGGATGGCGCGGGCGATCCCCCTCCAGTTGTCGCGCAGGGCCTCGGTTTCATCATCCCACGGCTCCAGCTCGACTAAACCTTCACAGACGCGGCGGTTCTCGTCCCAAGCAGCCCTCGCGCATCTCTCGATCATTTCGTTCGGCATGGTTTGGTCCCTCAATCGATAAATGTGACGACGGTCTTACCCTTGAGTTTCAGCGTTCCGGACGCTGTCTTGACGGACTCGCAGCCGACCTTCATCGCCTCCAGCACGGCCGGCGTCAGAAGCTCTGACCGCACATCATCGAACACGAAACCGTATTTCCGCTCCAGATACCGGATGACAGCATGATCCGAGACGCGAGGAGCGGCGCTCAATTCGGTTATGCGGTGACGGATCGGGGAGATCTCGTTGCCCAACTTGCTGATCTGCCGGTCCATGTTGGCGAGCTGGTCCCGAATGGGCTTCGCTTCGACCTTGAGGGCGTCGATCCGGGCTTCCAATTCCTCGTGCTTGGCGCGAAGCGAGGTGAGCAGATCCATGGTTTGGTCCCTTTAGGCTGCGCGGTTGACGTAGCGAGTGCCGTCTTCGAGCATCGAGACGAAATAGGGTTTGCCGCTGGATCGAACCCAGTGAAACGAGTTCAGGAACTCGCAGTGATCGTCCACGGACCTGGAATGCGGGACCGGGCGATTGCCGGTCATCAAAGGGTTATCTCGCGCCATCGTAGCTGCCTTCGATCAATTTTGTGAATGACTTAGGCTGAAGGAAGAAATCAAAATCGGCCCGCCAGCCCTTGTCGTTCTGGCCATGCATCCAGGGGCTGCGGTCTATCGCGTCGATGGCTTCCGTGATGTCGTCTATCGAGTTGCGACGGATCAATATCTGGGCTCTGCGGAGGCGAGTTCCTTCGAGCTTTTTCACCAATGGGAGACCACGGCGCTTCGCCAGCTCATTGAAGGCTTCCACCAAGTGCTCGACCCTCAAAGCCTGATTTTCTTCAGGGCGAGGGACACCCTCATCGTTAGATGAGGGAATATCTGTCTC